CCATTTGGATAGTTGTTGGAGAGGGAGAACGAGGGGAGGTAGGAGGCTGCTGGGGGATTCTTTAATTGCACCTTAAAAATCCCCCAAAAGCTCTTCCGCGGGCCATTTGGATAGTTGTTGGAGAGAGCCAGGTGGTCGACGCGTGTTGCCGGTTGACGACGAGCCGAAGTCAACGGCCTCCCATAAAAACTCGTTGCTCTGGTTCCATCCTTCGGTGGAGAACGGGGTTGGAGGAACACAGCCTTAGTGGTGGGGAGTAGCCGGGGTTGTGAAGGGCTGTGGTGATCGTCGACCATGCGGATACCTTGCCTCTCTCCCTCGTTGAGGCCGCTTCCCTGTGCGGAGCGATACGTGACCGTCAGCACAGGGCACCAGATACCGGTGTTTTACCGGGGTGGCCCAAGCGCCTAGTGACTGACTCCCCGCGAACGGAGTTATCGGCAGGATGTCGGGTACGGCCCCCGCTATCGCCACTTCTTCTTTACTGTAGCCTCCTTCTTCCTTTCTCACTTCGGTGTACCTTGTCTTTTTGCCTCCTTCGGACTGCTGGACCTGCCTGGGAACACACACTAGGAGGATCGGGCGGCGGAGAGATTTCCGGGTGTGGGCGTGGTGAAGAGCCACGTCAGAGGGTGCTTACCCCACCCGTTTATCGGCGCACGGTGATGTTCTCATACGTGCGTCGGGGACCCAGACGGCGGAGGGGAACAGAAACCGCCTCTGCCCCGTTGGTTGTGTGGGGATTGCGTTTGATCCGGCGCAACTCCATACCGCTGGCGGGTTGGGGACTACCCGGATACTCGGGCGTGCTGACCAGAAACCTGGGAACCACGTCATCGATCAACGGCGGGCGATTCTGCATGGTTAGGGACTTGAGGGGATCCTGGCTGTTGGTAGTGGGGTGTAAGCAGCCAGTAAAACAAGCCCACCGCTCAACGTGGGAATGCAGCGGCGCGTTGGGCGTGACTGGAAACAACAAGGCCCGCAGGGTCTACCGTATGGCGGGGATTTCAGGGAGGATACCCCCGCGACCTCTCCCGCTCGGTGTACCTTGCCACTTTGTGGTTAGGGTGCATGGGTGCCCCTGGCATGGGTAGGAGACTCCCGTTGTGCCCACGGAGTTGGCCGGCGTGGTGCAGTAGAAGCCTGGGAAGGTTACCGGCCGTAACCTAAGTCTTATAAAAATGGCGTCCGATAGCCTAAAAAGCACGGATTATGTAGGAAGGCTTAGGTCAGCTTTAGGAAATAGGAGGACAGTGCAAGATCGTGAGACGGAAGATTTCACTGTGGCAAGCGGGTTGGCATTTTACAGTGCCTTGTTCACACCCGTTGCAACATCCATCTTGCCCGGTGATGTCAGGGAAGCGATGTGTGGACTGAATACTGTCTCCCAAAAAACATCAGGGAGTGGATGTTTTAGCCTCCATCATACAGTTTCAGATATTATGCCGCTGAATCTGGAACTGGGCGATGAGAAGAAAGGTAACAACAGGGCGGCGAGGAAGGTGAGTGGAGGTAACGGCAAGGTTAAGAGGAAGAGTAACGATCAAGGATGGGATGTGAAGAACCAAGCTGTGCATGGTAGAGAAGTGAAAGTTAGTACCGGGTTGGGATGCCATCAGGGAACGCCCCCGGTTACGAGTTTGTATGCACAGCTGGTGCACAGGCAGTGTCTGCCGTTGGAAGCGGGAAGTGGGACGCAGGCGTCAACAACTAATAATCCGGTTTATACGGATTATGGTTCGTTGGCGTTTATGACGGAGGTGGTGACTGGTCAGCCCGGAAGTTGGAAAGATGATGCGCCAATTTTGAGAATGTTGTTGTTGGGTGACATCTTTGCAATGGCGGATAGGTATAAGCTAGATCCCATCTGGTATAAGTTGGCGCGCGATGCAAACCCGAGTTCCATTGAATGGCATATGACGGGTTTGCCAAAGGAAGGCGGGGTGAACAGTCGATCTGTTCAGATAACAGCAGTGACTCTGGATGTGTGGGCGGCCTTGCGTGTCGGATCATTGAAGGATTCCACCTTGAGCGAATTGGTACAGGGCGTGAATTGTGCCGTGATCCCAATTTCATCCAATAAGTTGGATGAAGCGTGGATCTGGTTATATCTTGCGGCATTTTGCACATCACGCATATGGAATGGATTACATCAATGGGAGGTAAGTTTGGATCCAAGCGTGAGAAGTAAGAGTGAGAAGCTGCTGGAGACGATATTCACCACGCGGAGTTCGCTCTGCATGGTGGAGGGGCACGAGAGGATTCTCCTAGTGTTGACGGATGTAACATCTAGGTTGGGGTACAAAACGACCCGGTTGGCGAGGGAGAAGATCGTGCCCATATGGCAAAAGACGGACCCCAAGGTTGGGTGGGTCGAGATAATCGATGAGTTACGCTATGCCACAGGCGTAACAACACTCGATTATCCCCATCTTGGGGATTTGTGGAGAATGGCATGGAAGGAGATGATGGCATCGGTTGCCACTGGTGACAGTGTCAATCGCTGTATGGCTTTGGTGGCGGAGGCGACAAGGGTTATGGATGTGGGATTCTACTCTGGAGGGGAAGTGAACGTCATGTCGTTAGGTAAGATCGAGGGACTGCCTGAGTTGGATGGTGTGGTGTGGAAGAACAGGCAGTGGGAAAGCATGACGGCAGATGATGCGAAGTTTGGCCTCCAGGATGCGTCACTGTCATGGGTGTCGGTGAGTGGGATGAGGCCCGATTTTGCCTGGACGGTGTTAGATCCGGAGAAGGGGCGATCAATGCTGACCGTTGGCGGCATTGATGCCAGTTTGTATTGTCATGAGGCAACGGGCGATATGAGGATGGCGAGGTATGTTGGTATAATATCTGGCGCGGAGCGCGTGGCATTGGAGACGTGCGTGGCAGTGAGTGAGAACGTGTCGGCTATAGCGAGTTTTATGGCGTGTGCGGTGGGCTGGATGCAGAGTGTAGCGGGAATACCTTGGTATAAGTGGGCGCACCACCATAATCTACCGGAATTGACTAGCATCGACGATTTGGCGTCGATGATGCTGGATGCGGCAAGTGACGGGCATATAAAAAGATCTTATGCCGACCCCACTTGGTGCACGTGGGTGGAGAATAATATATTTCATGGCCAACCGTGGAGTAAAGTGTGCACCACAATTTTACCATGGTGGGCCATGAAGTTTGTCATCCAAAAGGTTGGATACCATCTGGATGTTGGATTGGTGGAGCGGCAGAAGCCAGTTGAAGGGAAAAGACCACGGATAGGTTATTGGGCCACAATGGCGTCGGAATGGCAGAATGTGGCGCGGGTAACATCTAGAATAACGGTACGTTATCCTGATGAGTGTGTAGAATATTACACCTCATCATATGATAACGCAAATTTGGGCGCCGGAGTGGTCGGTTATAACTGGCATAGAGCCGCGGCCGAGTATGGGGAGAGTCAGTATCACTGGCAGACGAGTGCTCGGCCATGGAATAAGAGTGTTGACTCCTCAACACTTATTACGCCGGTAAGTTATGCAATGGTGTATGGGAATCCATCTGGTATGCTGATAACGATGACGCGTAATAGGGTTGGGAGTGGAATGGATGACCAGGACGTGACTGGAAGATGGCCTGACCCCTGGTGGAATTGGTTGCTGGAGGGGGTGTATGAGGCGTTGCCTCATCTCCTTCAAGGGAATCTGCTAGGGGCTGCCTTGGCTGGAATGAGTGGTGGTGTGAATGCGTTTTTCCGCGAAAGGCTGAACCCGGTGTCAGCCCAGAAAGAACAACAGGCGCGGATGGAAAGTGCTGCCAGGGCAGCAGACAAGATATTAACAGCTGGGAAAGATCTGGTGGAACATGGAAAAGCAGCAGCAGCAGAGACAGTTGCGGCAGCCCGCGAGTTTGCGGGCGAAGCCGGGCCGAGCGGTCCGGCCTAGTAGACGCCGGATACAACGCATATTGGGATCACTGTGGTTGGTTAAGGTGGGTACACTTGATAGAACCCAGTGATCGGGAAATGGAGTGGAAGGATGACCCGGCTCTACACCGGTGCAGGTACCCGGTGCGGACAACTGCATGGTGTGGGGTTTATGCCCGCGTCATGCAGTTTATGATTGATGGATTACAGCATGTAGATGGTGGTGCGATTGGTGGGCCTGCGTGGGTGTTGAAGTGGGTCATGCAGAGAGCGAAGTCAACAGGGAAGGGCCAGTATGCGTTGTTCCAGTGGTTGAAGGGGCTTTCCAATTTTATTGAAGAGCATTTAGATGGTCAAGATCTAGAGTCGGCCCAAGTTTTACTTGGTTTGGAAAGATGTACTCCCCCAGCCGCATGGAAGAAAGTGGAGTTGGAGAGGGAGCTGCTGCAATGGATATCGCCGGACAAGGAATTGTTCAAAGACCAGCTTGACTGGTGTTTGGACCAGCTGGACGAGATTTTCTCGGATTGGAGTTGCCGCCTAAAGACAACCAGCAGGGTCAAAGAGCACTCATTCACTGAGTTTTGTAATGATCCGCTGCTGTGGGCAACGAGCGGAGGCGGACCTGGCGTGCAGTGGGGTGGCTCACGGTTGAGAACTAAGTGGGCGTGGGCAATGAAATGCCTTGAAGATGGCGTGGATATGTATAAGGTGGCGAAGAACATGCCCAATGTGGCGCATGTTGCTTTGAAAGAGGAGCCGGCAAAGACCAGGATGGTGATAACAACACCGATGGCAAGTTATCTGCGCCAGGCATATGCCCTTCACCTCGCTGGGACCCCCAATATCCGGTCCCCTATACACACGGACAGGGAGCTGATGTCGTTGCACCATGTGACCAGGGATTATTACCTCAGTGTTGATGCTAAGCGGTTTGACCAACAGGTGCCTGTCTGGTTGATTGAGGCCATCTTGGAGAGGATGTATAAGATGGTTGGAATGGACTGGGCGTGGGAAGAAGAGAAATACCACCTGCGACATCTGAAGGTGGAGATGTTTGGAAAGTTGTATCCATACAAGGGTGGGTTGTTATCTGGATGGCGCGTGACAAGTTTGGTTGGTTCTCTGGTTAGTGAGTTGATTTGTCGGTGGTTACGCCAGAGAACTGGTCACGTGGGTATGGAGTACATTGTGTTGGGGGATGACATCTTGATATATGGGTTTGGACGTTGCCCAGATGGTGCTGAATGGCTGGGTTATATCAAGGAAGTTGGTTTGGATTGCACCCTTGAGGGCAATCGAACCAGGATGCGCGGAACCTTTTTGAGGAGAGTGTTTGGTGGCAGTCGCACCATCATGTCTGCTGGTCGTGCTGTGCGGCAGTTGTTTTACGCCAATCCATGGGTTCAGCAATATCAATATACTGACCCTGCCGCTTTAAGTCAATCATGGCTCCAGGTGATCAGTAGGTTCCCATGGGTTGACGTAAAGGCATGGTTGCTGAGGGAGGCTGCATCAGATATGGCCCGGTGGGCAGCGTGGAAAGGTTGGTCAGCTTCGACTTGGTTGGAGCTACTGACAACGGATGCTGGTCTGGGCGGCTTAGGATCCAGCGACCTACATATACCCCGCAGTTATGTGCCAACGTTGGTTGACCATCGGGATAGGGCGCTGCGTGGGCTTAAGGGATCTAGTGCTTACAGGTTGTATAAAGTTCTATGCCCACAGGAACGAACTGTAAGCGCTAGAGAGTTGGGTAGAGTGTTTAGATACGTGCGAGTTCCGTGTGTTGGTATGAGGATGCCGAGGGCTAGCTGTTTGACACGTATAGCCTTCGAAGATGGTGATAACAGGACGTCGATTTTGTTGCGCGTAGCGAGCACTGGTTTTGCAGGGTTGCCTGACTACCTGAAGAAACTCTGCCCGAGGTGGGTACGGCGTGCACCTTGGTTTAGGATTGTGAAGTGGATTTTGGCGCCAGATGACATCGCGGTGCCAAGCAGCCTGACTGTCGTACCTCAGGTTGCTAAAATGTATTTGGACTCAGTCCACCGGCTGGCAATTGCCAGCCTGAATCGCACCCGGTTGAATGTTTCCATCATGAAGAGGCAATTATACGGGTGGCTTGTGTGCGAGGCGCGCAAATTGGTGTACCCTTTGGGTACGTGGTAGATCAGTGGTGGGGTGGTGGTACAGCACCCTGTAAGGGTGGGATCAGGCCCACCGTATGCCCGGGCCACCATCGGAGAGTGTAGCGCAAATCGCGGTTGGGGGGTGGGAAGCTGACTTAAGAAGGCCGTAGCGCCAGTGCCGACTGGATGCATGAGCGTTTGGAGCGTGATGCGTGAAGGTTGGGGTGCACACTGGTACGCGCGTGGGCCCTTTGGCGGGAAACCGTCTGGGGCTAGGTAACTGGGGTCTGGGTGGTGTTGGCGATGTTGGAGTCGATCCGGTGTGCGTTCCTACGTGCGCACAGCAAATCACGTAGGTCCGAACTTGCAATTGGGTTCGTTACTCGGGGTGGAGCCCCTATGTAGAGTGATCGCGCAGGGAGCTCCGGCCTCACCGGGCGACCCTGGCGGGCCCCTTGTGGGTTCGGCAGGAGAAAGAGGGGAGGTAG